GTGCAGGTCAAATGAAGAAGTTTCCAAAGGCAGCAAAAGATCCAAATAGTAGATTAAGACAAGCACGTCGTCGTTGGAATTGCTGATAAGTTATGGTTGATAATGTATATCTTGGTAATCCAAATTTAAAAAAAGCAAATACTCCTCATGAATTTACAGAGGAGCAAGTCATTGAATTCATTAAATGTAAAAATGACCCAGTTTATTTTGCAAGAAATTATATCAAAATTGTTTCTCTTGATGAGGGACTTACACAATTTCATCCATATGATTTTCAGGAAACTTTAATTAAAAGGTTTCATGAGAATCGTTTTAATATATGTAAGATGCCTCGACAGACTGGTAAATCTACCACATCTGTATCATATCTTTTACATTATGCTGTTTTTAATGATAGTACAAACATTGGTATTCTTGCAAACAAAGCGGCAACTGCTAGAGATTTATTAGGTAGATTGCAAACTGCATATGAAAACTTACCTAAATGGATGCAACAGGGTATTATATCTTGGAATAAAGGATCACTGGAGTTAGAAAATGGATCAAAAATACTGGCAGCATCTACCTCTGCATCTGCAGTTCGAGGTATGTCTTTCAACGTTCTTTTTCTGGATGAATTTGCCTTTGTTCCTAATCATATTGCTGACTCGTTCTTTGCCTCTGTATATCCTACTATCACTTCTGGTAAAAACACCAAAGTCATAATGGTCTCAACCCCTCACGGGATGAACCATTTTTATAGGTACTGGCATGATGCTGAGAGAGGTAGAAATGAATATGTTACAACAGATGTTCACTGGTCGGAAGTGCCAGGTAGAGATGATGTTTGGAAACAACAAACGATTGCGAACACATCAGAACAACAATTTAAAGTTGAGTTTGAGTGTGAGTTTCTTGGATCAGTCAATACTTTAATAAATCCTGCCGTATTAAAAAATATGGTGTATGATTCACCTATTACAAAAAATGCAGGGTTAGATATTTACGAAGAACCAATAAAAGAACATAATTATATTATTACAGTTGATGTGGCTCGTGGATTAGGAAATGATTACTCTGCATTTATTGTTTTTGATGTTACACAGTTTCCTTATAAAGTTGTAGGAAAATACCGAAACAATGAAATTAAACCAATGTTATTTCCAAATGTGATATTTGATGTTGCGAAAGGATATAATAACGCATATCTACTAGTTGAAGTTAATGATATTGGTGATCAGGTTGCGAGCATTATTCAATTTGATCTTGAATATGAAAATCTACTTATGGCATCAATGAGAGGTAGGGCAGGTCAAATTGTGGGGCAAGGATTTTCTGGAAAGAAAACTCAACTAGGTGTTAGAACAACTGCAGCAGTTAAAAAACTTGGTTGTAGTAATCTTAAAACTATGATTGAGGATAATAAATTATTAACTTGCGATTACGAAATTATATCAGAATTAACCACTTTTGCACAAAAACATAATTCATTTGAGGCAGAAGAAGGATGTAATGATGATTTAGCTATGTGTTTAGTGTTATTTGCATGGTTAGTTGCACAGGATTACTTTAAGGAAATGACGGATAATGATATCAGAAAAAGATTATATGAAGAACAAAGAAATCAAATCGAACAGGATATGGCACCTTTTGGATTTATTAATGATGGTTTGGATGAAACAGTAACAGTTGATGCAAATGGGGATAGATGGTATGCTGACGAATATGGTGATCGATCTTATATGTGGGATTATCAGTAGTGGAATTTGATACACAAATAGAATTAGAACATTTATTATTTTCAGAAAGAAAATGTAGAGTATGTGGTAAAGTCAAAAATTTAATTGAAGATTTCTATCTTACACGGAAACACAAGGGAACTACTCCGTCAGCATATTCATATGAATGTAAAAATTGTACAGTACAAAGAATTACAAAAAGAAGAAAAACAAGTTCTATAACACAAGATTTTTATCCTGACTGGTAGTGCTCACGCATTGTTTCCCCAATGTAAATACCCTTTTTCCTAAATATTTTTAGATAAATTTGAATTACGAGGAGTAAGGGATGGCCTTAAATTTAGCATCTCCAGGTATACTAATAAGAGAAGTCGATCTTACGATTGGAAGAATCGATGGGGCAACAGGTAAAGTCGGTGGAATCGTTGGATCTTTTGAAAAAGGACCTGTCGGTGAACCCACTCCTGTCACAGGAGAAAATGACTTGTTTGACCAGTTTGGTAAACCATACGATACAGATAAGCAATACGAAACATGGATGGTAGCATCTTCATACTTATCGTATGGAGGAAGTTTAAGTGTAATCAGAGCAGACGACACTGAATTAAAAAATGGTTTTGCAGGAACTGCATCAAGTGTAAAAATCAAAAGCACTGAACACTATCAGGAATTAGGTTATCAGGAAAATGTTCTAGCAGATGTTACTGTTGCTGCAAAAAATCCTGGCACATGGTCAAACGATATTAAAGTTGCGATTATTGATGCTAAGGCGGATCAAATACTAGACATGAGTACAACTGGCGTCTCATCATTTACAGCAGCAGTTAATAATAGAGTTGGAGTTGCAACAGTTGGATTATCTATTGTAGGAATCGTAACAACTAGCATTGCTGTAAATCAGGTAGTAAGATCGAGTGTGGTTGCAACAGGAACAACTGTTTTATCTGTTGGTGTAGGCACTGTAACTCTTTCAAACGCACCCACATCATCAGGGGAAGCCATATTTGATTTTGGAACAGAATCATTTTCTGCAGCACCACCAGTAGTTGGTTCTGGTATAGAGCAAGATGTTCCTGATAACACCGTCGTATCAGGAGTTGGTGGAACAAGTTTACTTGATGGAAAATTCAAAGGTATAATTACAGAGGTAGGATCTGGTAATGTATCAGTTAAATTCTTATCACATGTTTCTGCTGCAGGTACTGAGACAGCACAAGACTTTAATAGTGTTTACAAATTCTCTGGATCAGGATTGGTTGCGATTACCACAGCTGGACAGATAACATCTTATGGATCAACTGCTGTTACATCAGCAAAAGATTGGTTTGATGAGCAAACTTATCAAACAGTAACAGGTTCAGATCCTCAAAAATGGAATGCCATTGCTGATAAACCAGGCACATCTGAGTATGCTGCTGCCAGAGGTGGTAGATTTGATGAAGTTCATGTTGTAGTCATTGACGCAAAAGGAACTATTTCAGGAAATGCAGGAACAATATTAGAGAAACATCTTAACCTATCAAAAGCAAAAGATGCAGAGTTCTCAGTTGGATCACCATCTTACTGGAGAAAGTATCTTTACTCAAACTCTGAAAACATATTTGGTTTAAATGGTGCAACAATTGGTGTTACAACAACTGGTTATTCAAGTGGATTCACACTTGATGGTGATGGTGGATGGGATCAGGATGCAGATGGAGTTATTTTCAATAGTTGTGGAGCAACTAATTTAACATTATCAGGTGGTAAAAACTATGGTGGTAAAACAAATCTAACAGATGATGGAGCACTTAACTCTGGTTTAGGTGATTTGATGACAGGATATCAAACATTTGAGAATGATACAATCAATAATGTTGATTTCTTACTCATGGGTGGTGGTCATCTTGGTAAAGATAGCACAAGACAATTAGCAACAACAATGATTTCTGTTGCAGAGGTTAGACAGGATGCTGTTGCATTCATCTCACCATCAAGAGATACTATCATATCAGATACAGATGATCAAACAGCCGTTACTGTTAAAAGTGATGAGGTTATCACCGCAGGTATAATTGACTTTTATGACCCAATTACATCATCAACTTTCGGAGTATTTGACAGTGGGTACAAATACATGTATGATAGGTTTAATGAAGTGTTCCGTTATGTTCCATTAAATGGAGACATTGCGGGAACATGTGCAAGAAACGACATTAACGATTTCCCTTGGTTCTCACCAGCAGGTACAGACAGAGGAGCAATCTTAAATGCAGTTAAACTTCCATACAATCCAACTAAATTACAAAGAGATAAACTTTATTCAAATCGAATAAACCCAGTAATCAATTCACCTGGTGCTGGAATTATCTTATTCGGTGATAAAACTGCTTTCGCAAAAGCATCAGCATTTGATAGAATCAATGTTCGCAGATTATTCATCTACCTTGAGCAAGGTATTGCAGCTGCTGCTAAAGATCAGTTATTCGAATTCAACGATGAGATCACAAGGGCAAACTTTGTGAACATTGTTGAACCTTTCCTAAGAGATGTTCAATCCAAGAGAGGTATTCAAGATTATGTTGTTATTTGC